GCCAGGATCGCGGTTTTGTTCTCCACAACCCATTTCACGGCCTTTTCCGCCGCCGGTATGATGGTGTCCACCACATAGCCGCTCACCGTCTCCAGTGCGCTTTGCACTTTGGGCAGGGCCGCCTCCGCCAGATCAGAAACATAAGGCAATATGTGGGTTCCTATTTCGGTTAAGAAATTGGCTCCCATGTTCTTGATCGTCTGGATCGTGTACTGCATAGTATCCGTCTGACGTTGGAAAGCGGTTTCTGCCGCGCCTGCGGCTTCGTACATTTCCGCCGTCTTTTGGGTCAGGTTTTCGGACTGTGTGCCCGCCATGGCCAGGACAGCGGTCTGTGCCTCCACAGAGGAAAACAGCCCGGCGAATGCCAATTCATCCCCGCCCACGCTGTCTTTTAGGGCGTCGAGCGCCCCCTGCAGGCCCTTACTTTCAAGTAACGCCTGGCCGCTTTCGTAGCCCATGGATTCCAGGGCCGCGGTCATGCCTTTGGAGGGTGATAAAAAGCCCTGCATGGTGGCTTTTAACTGTGTGACCACTTCCGCCGTGGATCCGGTTACGCCGGTCAGCGTGGCCATAGCGCCGAAAAGCTGCTCCTGTTCCAGCCCCAGCGTACCCGCCAGGGGGATCACCTTGCCCATACTGGCCGCCAGTTCCGGGAAAGAGGTCTGGCCCAGCCGCACAGTGGCAAAAGACAGGTCCGCCGCCTTTTGTACGGCCTCCGCCGATGTATCGCCGTAGCCCTTTGTCACAGCCGACAGCAGGTTAATGGCGTCCGTGGTGGTTGCGTTTCCCGCCGCCGCCGATTTCGCGGCGATCTCCAGCTGGCTGGCGGCATCCGCGCTGTCACCAAACGCGGAAATAACCTGATACATTCCGTCTGTCAGGTTATCGGTAGCCACGCCGGTCCGGTTGGATACCTCCAAAACCTGATCCCCGATTTCCTGGGTACGGGCGGCCACCTCCGCCTCCGTCCCGGTCAGCAGGGTGGAAATATTGGACAGCTGTGTCTCATACTCCGCCGCAGCGCTGACAGCGGCCACACCGATGGTTCCCACAGCGGTGGCGGCGGCTGTTGCGGCCCCCGCCACCACCTTTCCCATGGTTTGGGCGGCAGCTCCCACCGTATCCAGATTTTTGGCGGCTTGTTCGCAGGCGGTTTTCAGGGATCCTTCCACTTTGCCCGCTAGTTGGACCATCAATTTATAGGTCTTACTTTTTCCCACGCCTGCGCACCTCCTCCAGTTTTCGCCGCTGTTCCTCCAGGATCCCGTTTACGGTCTGTGCGTAATCGTTCAGATCTTCCGGCGGCATGGACAGGAAAAAATTCACGCCGGTGTTCAGGTTCATGGCCAGGGCACTGCACCCTTTACGGATGGCCTGCGGGGTCAGTCCTCCCCATCCCCGCCGTAAAGAAAATTTGTTACCAGCGTTTTCAGTTTGATGGCATCCCGCGCCGGCAGTCCGTTGAAAAACTCCAGGGGCAGCTTGCTGACACGCTGGGCCAGCAGGACGCAGTATGCCATGTCCATTTCCATCAATGCGGGGTTGGCTCCCGGCTTTTTCTTGCCGTAAATCTTCCCCACGTTTTCCAGGGTTGCGGTGGTCACATCCTCCAGCCCATGCAGGTCCACCTCGGTGTATGTCTGGCCGTCGAATTTGTACGGCTTGGACAATTTCAGCACCAGATCCTCCTCCGCGTCCCCGGTATCGGTTTCCAACGCGGCGCCCTCCAGGTCCTCTGCCCGAATGGCCAGTTCCTCATTCTTCAAAGTATCCATAATCAGCACATCTCCTTAATCGTGGCCAGTACATCCACGCCACGGACTTTGTAAACCTCGTTCAGCTTGTCCAGTTCCACCATTGGCTTGCCGTCCAGTTCGATCAGAATGTAGGTAACGGAAAGGGTAACGGTGCATTCCATGGCGGCGCCTGCTTTGGTCTTGCCTGGGTCAAAATTGATCATTCTTCCCCGGACCACAACGCGGATCTGCCTGTACTCCACATCGCTTTCGGTGTTCGTGGCCTGCTGTGCGCCGCGCAGTTCCAGTTGTACCGCCTTGTTCATGTCCAGCATATCCACGGCTTCGGGATCGAACACGCGGAACGGGATTTCCAGTTCCATATTGTTGAAATATCCCACGGTTGGATCGTCAAACTCACCCAGCACCCCCGCGCCGTTCACCGTTTCGCCGGACGCCTCAAATTTGGGTAGGGGGAGTTCATCCCCCATGCCCAAAAGGCGGTTGCCGGTGTTATACACGTTGTATTTGTTGATCTTGGTCGGAATGGTTTTCACGCTCATGCTCTGTTACCTCCAAATCATCAGGCCGTCAACGCCGATTCCAGGGCCGCCACGTCGTACTCCCTTACATTTTCGATGTACTCAGCCGGGATGTAGGGTGCCAGATAGGTGTGGACAGTCAGGTGTCCGTTCAGCAGGTTGGTGGCCGGGTTTTCGCTTGCCAGAAATTCCACCCGGTATCCGGCGCAGTAGTCGCGGGCCACATAGCCGTTGCCCACAATGTTCTGGCTGTCCACGATGGACTGGATCAGCCGCTTGTTGCCCGGCTTGTCCACCTTCTGGAAATAGGTGCGGATAAAGTTATTTCCGTCCCAATCAAAGAAACGCCGCACCGCAAACCACCGGTCTTTGGGGTCCGTGGTGGATGGATAGGCCGCCGTGGAGTTTCCCCAGGACTTGAAACCGTTGGCATTGATGGCGGTAATGATCCCGTTGGCGTTCAGCACGTCATTGGCCTGCTGCTGATCCAGCACCACCTCCGTACCGTCCGCCAGCACCGTGGACGTGATCCGCAGGTCCTTATTGGACGGGCTTTCATAGGGCACATCCGCATTGCTGTAGTCGGTGTAGGCGGTCAGGGCGGCAAACATGGCGGAGAAATAATAAATCTTGTCCCCCACCGCCACCATGGGCCACAGCACCGCCGCGTGGTTGGAGGACGCGCCCATTTTTTCCTTGGCTGTCTTTACGTCCGTGTACTTGGTGGCTCCGGTATCGTCCGCCGCAATGTCCAGGACGCAGTTGCAAACGAAAACGCCGTTGATCGCCTCGGTCTTTGCCTGGAGCGCAGCGGCCACCACGGGATCCTGGCTCCAGCCGGGGGCCAGCAGCAGGCCGGGGACCATACCCAGCTTGGGGTAAATGTGGCGCACCAGTTCCATACCCGTCTCATTGCCGGTCAGGGCATCCACACCGCCCACCACGTCCGCACGGGTCACTCCGGCGGGGTTCAGGCTCTTGCTTGCCACGGACAGCGTGGCCGCCGCCACCGCCGCAGGGGACAGCAGGGTGATCAGTACATTGCCGTCATTGTCGTGCTGGGCTATATAGTCCGTCCCCTGCTCCAGCGCCGTCTCCCCGTTCTTGATCTCCAGGGTGTCCCGCAGCACATAGGGCTGTGTATAGAGGATCTGCCCGTCCACTACGGCGCAGTCCTCCGCCGCGTTCTCTTTGACATGGGCACTCTTTCTGGGGTCCAGGACGTTCACCAGAATAATGGGGGCCACATTGAACACGCGGAAACAGGCGTCAATGGACTGGCACAAAGTAAAATCCTTGAAGTTGTCCGAATATCCCACATTCTGCTGGCACTCCTTGAAAGAGTAGCACAGCATGGGCTTGTTGACCGCCGCCGCCGGATCGTCGGACAGGTGAATGGGTGCGGTTCCGAAAATGACCTGCAGGGCGGCGCTCCCCTGAATAGGGGCGGTCAGGCTGGTGTCGATCTCGCTGTTATATACGCCGTGGAAATATCCCATGTTGTTTCCCCTCCCTTAACCTTTTTCCTGCGCCGTGCGGTACAGGTTGTAATACCTCCCGGCCCCGTCATGGAATTGCCGCCGGACCTCCGGCAGCTGCTCCAGGGGGACCACCAGGCCCGCCAGGAACGGCTTTTCCCTGATCTCCGCCTCCAGGCTTTCGGGGAGGCCGTTGTTGTATACCGTGTACTGGTACGCCTTGCCCGGAATGGTGGGGCCGCAGTAGACCACCGATCCGATGGCCTGTTCGTTTTTCGTCTTTGCCATTATGTTTCTGGCACCTCCTTGAAAATTGCTGGCGCTTTGATATTCAGCGCCATGGCCGCGATATAATACGGGTGGTTATCTTCGTCCTGTGGCGCCCATTTAATAGGTCGCTGGACCTCGTACCGTCTGGCCACCAGGCCGTCCGTGCCGTAGTGGTGCAGAATGCTGTTGACAATGTGGAGGGCGTCCCGGTAGCCCTGGCGGTTCGGGTCAGGATCGCACACGCAGATCACCAGAACCACCAG